TGGGAGTGTCCAAGTCAGCATCATCCTGCATCGGAGAACCACCAGAAGACTCTTCAGAATCGCCATCATTCTCACCCTCAGGTTGATCAGAAAAGTCAGAGGCAGGTTGGTTGCCACCAGTCTGTTGAGACTCCAAGGAATCCATAGGAGTCTTCATTTCTTCTTCTTGCTTTTTCTTACAGAACTTATAGAGAAACTCTGCTGCGATAAGAACATCGGAGAAGGTTTCACACTCACCGATCATACGAACGATGGGCATTTCATCAAAGTCAGCAAAAGGAATATCAACAAAATTACCAATCTTATAATACAGATTTACCTTATCGGCAAGATTATATTCTTTTACATCATCATCACCGATTTGGAAGAAGTCCTGTTCGGCAAGCTCTTTGTATCCGCTGTAGAAGGTCTTGGAGAGACCCGCATACCGACGCTTCATCAGTTTCTCGATGCGAACGTCTTCCACCACATTCACAAACTGTGGAGGGATTTTGTGTTCCTTTAACCAGTCCTCATCAGGTGTATAGAGAGCATGACCCACTTCATGACCCACCAGAAGGTCATAGACGGTGCTGCTTGCCTTCTCCCACATCGGCAGAGTCAGCACACGAGTGTGGACATTAAAGCAGGCAGTCTCAACTTTCTTGTTCTCCACCACCAGGTCCTCAGTGGCAAGGAGTTTAGCAAGTTGAGACTTGATTTCGTGGCGGACGGTCATTGCTCTGTTGCGTATGAACGTATTATACAAAAGAACCCTGCTGTTTAGGCAGGGTCATGTGACGCTTTTTAAACTGTCTCAATGCTTCTCGTCGAGCACGCATTGCTTGTGGTTTCAGTTTTCGTTTCTGTTCTTTACCAGAATTGTGTTTCCAGTTGGGGACTTGCATTGTTCTTTGATGTATCAAGACATCATACGTGAAAAACCTTTGACTTTTTCGAACCTTGTGACACTTTCAAATTTGTCTTGTAGGTCCGTCTTATGAGAGATGACAAAGATATTAGCATCCTTAATCACATATCGGATAATTTTGAGGAACTCATCAGTTCCAAATCCATCCAGTGAAGAATCAAATACCTCATCCATAATCAGCAGGTTGGTATTCACCGAGTTCTTGAGTCTGGCAACTTCTCTCCAAGTGAAAAGAAGTGCTAGGTCAATTCTCATTTTTTCTCCTTCACTAAAAGAACTGTAAGAAAAGTCTTCGTGAATGGGAGATTTTACAGTTTCGTTAAACTCTTCATTAAGATGGAAATTAATATAAAAATCCATCAGTTGAAGATAACGATTGACCTGCTGATTTATGAACGGAAGATACTTTTTGATTATCTTCGTTTTTACACCATCATCTCTGAGTAGAGAATAGGCAAAATCGTAATGAACGATTTCTTGTTTTTTATTTGAGAGGTCTTCTATTGTCTTTTGGAGATTTTCTTTGAATTCGTCTAGTTTTTCATGTTCAGAATTTCGGTTTGCAAGGTTCTCGGTAATAGTTTGAATTTCATGCTCAAGATCTCTGATTTGTCTCTGGTTGAGGCTAATCCGAGTATTGTTTTGAGAAATGCCATGCGTTAAACTTGTAATCTCCTGGGAAAGTGCGGTGAATTGACGCTCTCTTTCTTGTTCGAACTTGATGGTGTTTTCGAGTTCTTCGTAACCTTCCTTTAGTTCCTTTGCTTTATTTTGAGTGTCCGTAATTCTATTTAACCGAAACTCTTCCTCAATACTCTGAGTACAAGTAGGGCATACCGTATTTTCAGTAAAAAACTTATGTTCTTTCGTAATCGCAGATACTTTTTGAGAAATCTTACCTCTGAGATTATTGAGTTTAACTAACTTATCACCAGCACCAATAACCTCTTCTTGTTCCTTTGTAAACTTATGTATTACCTCTTCGGTCTTGGTATTCTCTTTCATATAAACACCAACTTCATCATCCAACTTGGTAATCTTTTCCTTATTGGCATTTATATTGGCATTTCCACGGAGTTCCAACTCATCAATGAAGTCTTGTTGCATCTTCATCTTATCTTTAAGAGTATCTTTCTTAAGTCCAAGAGATTTGATTTGATCTTTCTTCTCACGGATCTTATCTTTGATGAGAGAATTCATTGCAGAAAAGATACGAATATCCAACAGATCTTCAATTACCTCACGGCGATTAGAAGTAGTCAGTTGCATGAAAGGAACAAAAGTACTACTACCTAGAATAACAATCTGTGTAAAAGATTTATAGTTTACTTTTAGAATGTTTTCTTCTAAAATACGCTGATTAGAACGATCATCTGCCTCTTTATGAAGAGGAGTTCCATTCACTTCAATATCAAACACATTTGGTTTGATACCACGACGAACCAAATATTCTCGATTGTTAATCGTAAACTCAATCTCAACAATACATTCTTTCTCATTGGTGGTATTCACCAACTGTGGTTTGTTGATCTTACGAAAAGGTTTATTGAAAAGAACAAACGTAAGAGCATCCAACATTGTGGATTTACCTGCTCCATTTGTGCCGATGATTAGATTTGTATTATGTTCTTGAAAATTAATTTCAGTCCAAGCATTTCCAGTGGAAAGAAAGTTTTTCCATTTAATTTTTTGAAATGTTATCATTCTTAGGAGGAATAACGATGTCGTCTGGGGTGATCACTGCGTATTTGTAATTATAGTGCTTGCAGGTCTTTATTGCAAGCTCATCATCAACTTCCACAATATCCATTGCTGTTTCTTCTTGATCTTCGAGCATCATAGCATAACGTTCTGCATCATCCTCATCTTCAAATAAAAATAAGACCTTGTGCCCATACTGATCTTGAACGGCATAGGCTCCATCTTCTTTCTGGTCTTTGACTGTGAGGAGAAACATTACTCTACTTCGCAAGCTTGTCTATACAAATCTTGGAAGATACCTTTGATTACATTTTTATCAAACTCAAATTCTGATTCATCAATATAACGATTTAGAATAGAAATTGTGCTTTCTTCTTCATCAATATCAAACTCTTCACTTTCATGAACATCAAAGTTCTCAACAATTTTGAGATCTTGAATTCCGACGCTATGAAGTTTATCAATAAATCTTTCAAAATCTTTTGGGTTTGTCTTTTTACGAACGATTACCTTGACGATTTTGTTTTCATACTCCGTAGCATTAAAGAGTTTGTAGTTGGTATCCTCATAATAGATGTTATAAAATAATTTATAAGGATTGTTGATTGGGGTCAGAGTGAGGGTTTCCGTATCAAAAATATGGAAACCACGAGTATCATTTACATCTGTCCAGTACATCTCATATGGATTTCCTAGGTAGAAAATTTTTCCATTATTTGATCTTGTATGGTAGTGACCTGAAAAGACTTTATCGAACTTCTCAAATAATTTGCTTTCCAAACCATGCTCCATGATGATTTGTCGATTAACTCTAAATCCTTGGAATTCAAGGTGCCCCATCGCACACTTGCAAGTTGTCTTTTCAATAAGTTTGAAAGATAATTCTTCATTTTCCTGATTAATCCATGGTAAAAATAAAATATCCAATCCACCGACATTTACTTCAGTAGGTTGATTATATACAGAAATGTTATTATAGTCAGATAGAAGCAAACCTGGAGAATTAACTTCATTAGTGTTTTTAAAATATGTATCATGGTTTCCCACAATCATATGCACTTTGTAATCTTTGAGTCGGTCAAACACAACTCTCTTTGCCCACTGAAGACTTTGATAGTCAATCGACTTCCGACTATCAAAAGCATCTCCCATATGAATAACTGCTTCTACTCCGTGCTCATCTAGAGCAGGAAAAAATACATTATTGTAAAAGAGTTCAAAATAGTCATGCAGATACTTGGAACCTTTACGTGCTCCATAGTGAGTATCCGTGATGATAGCAACCTTCATCGATTCTTGTATTGGATCTGATCTTTGATGCTATTATACTCCGAACTGTGCCCAGAAAGCAAGCTGTCATCAACCATCATTACCTCATCAAATCCAGTCTTCTCAATGATCTTGGTCTTGATATCTAATTGCTTTTTCTCTTTTTGGATTCTACGGAGAAAAGCATAATGAATGATTTGCGTAAAGTAAGCAAAAGGATTTTTGGATTTCTCAGGATCAAAATTATGAATGTACTGAACGCAATTTTCGATTCCATCAGAAATCATATCCTCCCTGAACATGTAGTTGACAAAGTTGGGCTTATACGAAAGGTGTGTTGCAATTTTAAGAAAACATTCGCCAAGATAGTTTGGAATAGGCGGTTTGCCTTCCCACCTCTTTCCTCTTTCTTGTTTTGGTTGTTTGGTAAGGTCTTTATTGAAAGTTTTCATATAAGATTTTTCTACCTTTGTACGGTAGACGATCATTGCTTCCAATAATTCCTTGTTATTTACATAATGTTCTGTTTTCTTTTTAGACATAACATCGGACTCTTCTAATATAAGTTGTTTTTATTTTAACATAAATGATAAGACTTGACAAGTTGCTAAAATATGTGTAGACTACCTTTGTTAGGGTTAAAGGATGAGCTTTAGCTTTCTATAGAATTATTAAATATATCTTCTAGTTTTTTTCTTGCATCTTCCACTGAAGAAATATATCCCATTTTTCTTGATGGTCTTGTAGGACCAGATCCTTTAGAGTCTGATGGATTATATAATCCTACTGGATCATCATCTTCTTCATCATTAATATAACTCGTATAGATGTCGATTAATTTATCGTCAGTAGTTTCTGTCATAGTAATAATTCTATCTGGTTTTATGATAAAAATATCATCAGAGGACATTTCAATCCATGACTTAACTTTAATATGCATTCCATGATGAGTATTATAAACTTTCATCGTAATTGGGTTTTGCAATAAAAGCAGTGGATCTCCATCGTTCTCATCAATAGCGACAAGAGATAATATTTCTTCTCCAGATGTAAGTTTTATAATTGCGTAAAATTCATCTCCCATTAGTTTTTAAGCGGTATGTTTACAATATCGTAATTAAAATTTTCTTCGTTATAAACTTTAATTCTTTCAATTAGATGATTAAGGGTGTAATTTCTCCTAGACTTGTAGGAAATGTCGTCAGCAATATCATATAAAGTTGCCTTTGTTTTATTATTGCCTTTTCGGAGGACTCTTCCAATACTTTGCAGATTTCTAATTCTGGATTTTGAAGGAGAAGCAAAAATAACATTGTGGAGATTCTTAATGTTAATACCAGTAGAGAATGTTCCGTATGAAGCAACAATAATTGCGTTGTTTTCTCTTTCAGTAATCTCCCTTACTTTTTCTCTATCTTCTGTTGCCACTCCACCATGAACAAAGAAAACATGACGTTCATCTGCCTTGCTGTTATTTATTAAATCGTAAAGCGGTTGTCCGTGCCCTTCAACTCTGGAAAATAATATCAGCGTATTGCCTTTAAGATCAAGAGCAAGGTTACGTATAAATTTATTGCGTCGTTCATGATTGATAATGTATTGGACTTCTTCTTCAAAGTTTTCAAACTTATGTGCAGGGTGTTTTAATAGAAGAACATTGATATCCAGTTTAGCAACGTGCCCCTTCTTCATCAATTCATCTGTTCTGATGATTTTGTAAGAGGGACCGAATAAGCCCTCCAATACCCACTTATGAGTTTGAGTTCCATCAAGAGTCCCTGTAAAACCAAATCTGTATTTTGCATCTGAAAGTTTTGACATTATAGATATTAAAGATTTAGACTTAAACTGGTGCGCTTCGTCTCCAACAACCACATCAAATCTTGAAAAATATTTGCGGGGTAGTTTGTAGATGGACTGCCAGGTAGTAATGATTACCTGTGAGTCAGTTTCTCTTTCACGTCCCGCATAAATCTTGTGGCAATATGAACCTACATCCCAACCATAGTCTGCAAAATCTTTATACATCTGTTCTACTAGGGAAGTCGTCGGAACGACTATCAGAATATTTTGTTGCTTCTCAACGTGATATCTCACAATCGAAT